AACAACGGGAGCCGGCAATGTGTAGACGATGCCGCCCGCCGAATCGAGTAGACACAGCGAGCCAGATTCATCAGCAAGTAGTTGACGCGTTGTTCCAACGTTTTGAATTACATTTTGATGTAAGCCTGGCGCAATACTTCCCTCTGTTGCGTTTTTTCCTAATTGTTCTAAAGTCATTTTGTATTCCTCTAAAAAAAGGAGGGAATAAATCCCCCCGTTTTCATTAACCCCAAATGCGGCAAGCCAATTCTGGGTAAAGCGTTTTCCAGCCATAAAGCACATCAATCCTGCAAGGCATAGCGTCGTTGTTGATGTCGTAATCGCGAACGATCCGCATTGAAATGCCTTCGTGAACTTGGCGTGAAGCAAAATCAACACCCTTGGGCATCAACAAATCTGCCGTGCCCAATGTGAAAGCATCTGGGTGGTAAGCTATGTTTTGTGGAGATGCGCTAGAGGCGGTTGCGTAGAAAGTAACAACGGCATCATCGGCAGGCAGTGCATCGATTGTTTGAAATGCGCCGGCTGCTTTAAACGAAGGTGAAACAGCAATATCAGCGATGGCATTAGAGCTACCCGTTTTATCTGCTGTCACAACAAACTGCTGAAGTGATCCGGTTGATGAACGGTTTTGAGGGTTAACGGCATTAACGCCCGCGATGGTAAAAATATCGCCCGCTTTCACCGTTGGCGCTGCCACGCTAAAGGTATCCATGCTGATGACGCTATCACCTTCGATGACTGTGTCATTGACGGCACACGTTAAATCACCGGCATCCCCCGTTGTATGCACATTGACATTCTGATCCATATAAATTTCTTTATATCCCAATGTGTCCATGCCCATCATGCCTTTGCGGTACTGTGCATCGAGTTTGCCGCTGGATTGAAACAGTCCTTTGAGACCATCGACGAGCGCGGAATTACCGGCAGGATTGACAGCAAGGCAGCGCTGGCCATCGCGTGGCGTTGCCATTTCATCCATCAATTGATTTGCATCCAAAAGCACAGCGGCTGTTGCCGGCGGTGTGCCCAGAGTGCCGACAGAGCTGTAAATGTCTTTGTATAAAGCCAGTCCATCAAGGTCGATTTTATTTGCAATGGTCGCCATCGCTGGCATGAGTACGCGAGAAGAAAAATCACTGATATCCAGCGTTAGCTCTTTTGATGTGAAATTAACATCCACTCCCGCTTGTGTATCGAGCTGTAGATCAACTTTTGTTTCAGTGTGATCTTGAACGTCAAGTGCTGCGCCTGTGCGGATGGTATAACGTGCAGGTTTTCGAATGCGAAGGGTGTCACCAATTTTTGCGCCATCGTTTGCAAATGACGCGTCATACTCTTTGTTGGTGTTGCGGGCAAAGCCCAGGTTGTTGACCAGGATACGTAAAGCTTCTCGCGTGATCTGGTCGATCGTGAGGTTAGTATTAGCCATTATTGGCTCCTAATATTTTTAACCTCCGTACTCTTTTTTATTCATATAGGCTGCATAGTCTTTCATCGACATTTTGGAGATGTCACCTGGCGGTGCATCGGAGCCAGTAGTGGGAACAATGGGAGCGGGGGCTTTTGAGGTTTCGGATTGAAACTTGTTGCCAAGTTTGTCTATTTCCCTAACCTGTGCGGAAAAGCTCAATTGAGCGATTCGCTGTGCTTCGGGTAGGTTGTTACCCAAGAAGTAAGCAATCTCACCTGCGTCATTTGATTCCATGATCGCCATCGTCATCGCGTCGGTCATGTTCTCAGCAGGAATTGATTTTAATTTTTTATCAAAGTCGTTATATTTTTCTTTAGCAAGATCAATCTGATCGAGCCAGTTCTCTCTTATGTCTTCCGGCACATATCTTTGTGGTGGGGCGGACTCTTGTGTTGGCGCATTCGCGATTGGTTCTTTTTTAACGGGCTGACGCCAGTCATATAACGCATCTTCATAATCTTCTTCGGTATCAAAATCAATCCTGTCGGGCCGCATGGCCGGTGGATTAATCACACTATCTAGTTTTGTTTCAAGTGCCGTAAATTGTTCTGATTGCTTTACTAGTTGATCAGCAATCTGTTGGTTACGCTGTTCAGATTCATTCAGTTTTCGTCTGAGTCTTGCTTTTGAATTCTGATTACGCGATTTTGTTTTAGGTTCCTGTTCGTTATCGTTGTCACTGTTTTCAGTCTCATCGATAGCGCCGGCATCCTCGGTAACGGGCGTTTGATTTTCCTCTACAGGTTCAATCAACTCTGCGTTATCCGCGCGTTCTTCTTCGCTCATTATTATTGTCCTGGAACACCTGTTGGTATGTTCCCTTGTGGCGGGTTATTAATCGGGGGTGGTTGTTGAGGTGAGCGCGCGACAGGCGCATTCATTTGTTCTTCTTCATTTAATTCATTAATTAATTCTAAAACATGGCCTCTTATGTCTTCGTTGGACGCCTCTAGCAGTTTAAGTAATTCCACTTCTAACGAGTCATCGTCGTTCTCTGCTTTTTTAATTTTCGACATGCGATCGGTTTGTGCTTTGAACATATCTAACTGATGCTGCTCACCATTGAGCGCCGCTTGAACCGCTCTTTGTGTTTCCATTTGAATTTGTTGTTGCACTTGTTCAGTTGTCGGGCGGTTATCTTTAAGGCGTTCAGCAATTTCATCTGCGCCAGGCCAGTCTAGATTTTTTGCGATAAGGTCAATGATTTTTCCAGCCAATTGAGGCGCGTACTGGATGAGTTCCATCATGCTCTCAGAGGCCATTTGGCGTTGCGTCGTGTAGGAGGCCCCGACATCAACTGCAACATCATATTTACCTAAAGACAGATCGTAAACTTTGATCCATTGCTGCGTTTCGGTATCAAATATTTCCTGATTAATTTGAATAATCTCATCTGTCTCATCCGGCGTTTGTATACGAATCGCTCTCGCGGTGTCGTAAACACGCGGAATCATATCGACGAGAATTTCATATGTGTGCTGAAGGCTTAACGCACGATTATCATGGTAATGATAAGTACCAACATCGCCTTCTACTTTTCTCGCATTAATCGCTTTGCCCGAACGCTCATTACTGGGCGCGCCCAATGATGCTTTATACATGCCACTTGAGGCGTCAATGTCTTGATCGGCAATTTGTGATTCACTTAACCAGCCAGTTGACGGTTGAGGAGGAGATTGACGAAGCGGGGGCGGAACACCAGGTTTATTCTTGTAAGGTAAAATAGAGTAATTTTTTACGTTCGCATTTTCCCAAACATATTTATGTGCGCCAATCTGAGACTCTTCAATTACCCAAGGGGCTTTGGGCGCTAATGCAACCTGCTCGACACTGGCGGTGCGTGTGTAGTTGTAAATGCGTTGTGGATCTTTTGCGTAACGAATGACGCCACGATAAATTGTCTCGCCATTAACGTTAAGCTCTTTTCCATAACAGGGAACAATGGGGATATATTTAGAGGGAAAGTCAGTTTCATCGAAAACTTCATTTGCGCTTAATTTGTACCATTCCACTTTGTAAGTGGTTGCTGTTCGTTTTTTGCTCGGAACGATTCCACGCTCCATTAGCTCATCTCGAATATCCATATCATCATCTTTGACACGAATCGAACCCGCTTGTGTTTTCCATATTTCCGTTTCAACTTCAACCCGTCGAAAATACTCAGCGATTCGCACTTTGTCGCTATCAAACCACAAAGACTGCTCTTCTCCGATGCCTATTTCCCAACTGGCGTCTGGGTATTCATCCTTGTCGACCATTGTGGTAATAAATCCCCACATGGCATCTTTTTTCGTTACTTCCTGCGCCGCGGGATCAAGGTAGACGCGCATAGAATTATTGATGCGACGGATCTTTATATCTTGATCGAAAGAGTCATCATCATTGTATTGTGTTTTTATTGACCAATAACCAAACCCATGCCCAACCGCTTGATCAAATGCAATGTCATACGCGCTTTTTGCGTTGGACGTCGCCTCTATGTTTTTTATGATGCCCGAGTAAATCTCAGCGATCGTAAAGTTTCGCCCTGGTGTGCGTTCGGTGTAAGAATTGGTTGAGTCGAGCGGTCGAATAACTGCGCCCATTCGATTCATTCGTTGATCCCCCGTGACTTGATCAACCCGTTGCTCTAATTTATTGATAGTTAGGCAGGGACGGCCTTCATGTTCGCGAATCCGCTTCACGCCATCTTCCCATTGGTCGCCATTTCTAAAGTTAATATCATCGAGCGCTTTGGAGCGATTATCAGCTTCAGAATCGCAGGCGATCTTGAATCGTTTTGTTGCTTCTTTTACTATTTTTTCGTATTTTTTGCCTTTGAGTGGCTTCATGAACTCATCCAGCCTTCATTGTCATCTTCACGAGAGCTGTAAACGGGTGAGCTGTCTTCAATTTCTGCAAAGCGAATCGATTGAACGCCATAACGTGTTGCAGCCATCAAGTCATCATCGCGATCAACAATTTTATTGTCCTTGTGATGATAATTTCGAAACTCTTCCAGCCATTCAAATAAATGACTCGCCACTTTTAATCGACCGTCATTAAATCGATTCGCCATTTCCACTATGCCAGGCATTATTTGAATGCCACCGCGACCTTCGATATCGTTATCTTTAGGTGGATTGGTGAAATGATTTTCAAGTAAGTTAATGCCATAATCTCGATATTGCTTCTGGATAGAACCGCCCATCCCGAAATTTTTATTACCATCGTGCGGCCATGCAACCGGCACCCAAATAGAGGGGCGCGCAATTAAAAAAGGGGCGATTTCGTTGATTTCTCTTTTGTTTATTTTTATGGCGTCATAGATATAAATCACATCAGTATCGGGATCGTGAGCCATCCAAACGACAGCAGTGTGATGGGTATAACCAAAATCAATTCCCGCAATGCGCGGCCAATGGACAGGCAAATCAAAGGCGTCATAAGTGATGTCTGTTTCCGGATAAGGAAAAACCAAGCCGGTTCCCAAAAGCGGGATACCTTCGGCTCGCATTTTAATTTCATGCGGCATCATCGCTTTTATGGCGTCAGTGATTTTCCCTTTTGTTAAATGCCCGCGCCTTCCTTTGCGGGTGCGTTTTGTTTTAAATTCATAATGAAGTGACGCGGTATCGATAACAAAATC